AGTGTGTGAGGAATAACGATGAATTATGCCACAGTGTCTGATTTTATTTTACGTGTTGGTGAACTTGATGCAATTGAGTTAACTGATCGTGATCGTACCGGTAGTGTTGATACAACAGTGCTGAATGTGGCGTTATCGGATAGTTCTAGCCAAATTGATGGTTATTTGTCAGCGCGTTATGAATTGCCATTATTGGATATTCCGCAAAATCTTGTGCGGATTTGTTGTGATTTAACCCGCTATCGTTTGGCATCTATGTCACAGGTGGGTAATACCGATGAGATTATTGAGCGATACAAATTAAGCTTAAAAGAGCTTGAGGCAATTGCTAAAGGTCAAATTTCACTTGGTATTGCTAACTCAAATACAGAAGATGACGGCGATAATGGTGTGATGTTTACTAATCCGAAAAACAGGGTGTTTAGCCGTGATAACGAAAATCGAACAAGCACTTGTTGAGCGTCTTCAAAAAGGATTGGGTCGTCTCGTTAATACGGTGAAAAGCTACGGTGGAGAGCTAGACGACGACAGTTTATCTGTGTCTCGCTTGCCGATTTGCCTTGTTACCTTTGGAGGGGCTCGCATTGAGCGTATGAGTACCAATGCAAGACGACATCAATCAACCGCGAATTTTGTCATTATTTTAGCCGTGCGATCTTTACGCAGTAACGTCGCAGCTAGACAAGGTGGCATTGATGAGCGTGAGGTAGGCGTTAATCAGCTTATTACTGCCGTGCGTCGTTTGTTGGATGCGCAAACTTTGGGGCAATTAGTTAAACCACTAAAACCAACAAGAGTTCGCACTATTTTCAACAATGCCTTATTCAAGGGAGGAGCGATTACCGCTTACTCGATTGAATACGAAGCCGTTTATGATGATTTTCAGCCACTTGATGATGGGTATTTCCCAGAAGCCACGCAGGATAAAACTAATCCTGACTATGTGTTTAGCGCTTATCGAGCCAAGTTATCCGATCCATTACCGTTACTTGAACAAGTTCAAGGACGGATTTATGACCCAACCACGCAGGCGGAAGAGCCGTTTAAGGTGGAAACTGAGGTAAAAAATGAAAGTTAAAGCAAGACCAGGTATTAAGGTGCCATTTGAAACACAGCCTTATGCCTATATTGAACAAACGCCGGTTGATATTGAGCCGTCGATTTATTATCAGCGTCGTATTAATGACGGTGATTTGATTGTGATTACTGAAACACGTTCACGCAAAGAACAGGAGAAAGACAATGGCTGAAACTAACATTGATTTTGATAATATCCCGACAAGTATTCGTCAGCCGGGTGTTTATAGTGAATATAATTCGCGCAATGCGGTAAGCACGTTACCAACCAATGAGCAAAATGTATTAATTGTTGCACCAATGGTGAATGGTACTGCGCATTTTACTGCACCCGTTCAAGTGTACTCTGATTTAGATGCTAAAAATCAATTCGGTGCAGGTTCTTGGGCTCATTTAATGACCCGTGTAGCGATTCAAAATAACCCGTTAATCCGTTTATCCGTGATTGGGTTAAAAGATAGTGATTCAGGTGTAGCCGCAACAGGCACCGTGACGTTAGCCGGTACAGCTACGCTAAGCGGTGTCGTGAAAGCTGTTATTGGCGGTGTAGATTATGCCGTTGCTGTCGCAAAAGGCGAAGCAGCGAACGATATTGCTACCCGTTTAGTCGCAGTTATTAATGCTGGCGATTATTGCCCTGCAACTGCAGCCGTGAGCGAAGGCACCATTACCTTAACAGCAAAATGTAAAGGTGCAATTGGCAATGAAATTTCAATTAATGCAGTTAGCCGCGCTGATGGTATTAGTGTGACCTCAGCTGTATTTAGTAATGGTGCAGAAAATGCGGATTTAACTGCTGCACTAGCATCTGTTGCAGGTCAGCATTATCACGTCATTATTTCTCCATTCGCTGATGATAAAAATGCAAAAGCGTTACGTGAACATTTAGACTTGGTTGCAAGCCCGGTTGAGAAAAAACCTGGTGTGGGTGTATTAGGTTTTAATGGCACATTGGCAAGCGGCACTACGTATACCGAAAAAATCAATGCGAACCGCATTACGGTGGGTTGGTATAAAGGTGCGGTGGAATCAAATGCATTAATTGCAGCAGGTTATGGTGCGATTATTGCAGGCGAAGAAGACCCGGCTAAACCGTTAAATACGCTTGAGATTAAAGGTTTAACTCCCGTTGATGCCACTCAAACACCATTAAAAACCGAAGTCAATCAGGCACTTTTTCATGGTTTAACACCTATTACGGTGGTGAATAATCGTGTGCAAATTATGCGTGCAATTACGACTTATACCAAGTCGCCAGCGAATGTAGATGACCCTGCGTGGTTAGATTTAACTACAATTCGCACGCTTGACTATACGCGCAAAGCGATTGAGCAACGCATTGCCTTGCGTTTCCCACGTGCGAAGTTATCCAATCGCACACCACCAAAAGTGCGTTCGGAAATCCTTGATGTGTTGTATCGCTTAGAAGATTTAGAAATCTTGGAAAATATTGATGCTAACAAGAATAAATTGCTTGTGGTACGCAATGGACAAGATCCAAATCGTTTAGATACGGCAATCCCAGCGGATGTGGTAAATGGCTTACACGTTGTCGCTAACCGTATTGATTTAATTTTATAGGGGGCTTAAATGGCTGAAAAATATGCTGGTTCGGCAGTGTTAGAAGTAAATGGCGTTGAAATTGAAATTACCGATTTAAACGTTACAAAACAAACAGGCCGAAAATTAGTGAAAACCATGAACTCAGAAGGTCGTGCGCGTGGTTTTGCCAAAGGAATTGCGACTTGGGAGCTCTCATTGACTGCCGCTCTGCCGATTGATGGTTCAGAGATTGATTGGGCGGAAATCAATGATGCGAAGATTACAGTGTATCCACTTAATCAAGACGATAAACGCACCTCTTATCTTGGCTGCTTTACTACACAAGTTGGTGAAAAATATACCGTCGATAACGAAGCCGTGATTGATATTCAGATGACTGCTCTCAAAGAGGTTAAAGAATAATGCGTCTATTGTTAGGTATTCCTTACGGTGATAGTCGTTATTTTGACTTTGACGTGCGATTACTTACCTTGGGTGGCGAATGTGCCGCCCTTGAGAAAGTCGCCGAGCTTGGTTTAGATGAGAAAGAAAAACTCACGAAAGCTGAGCAAATGCTCGTGGATTTGGCTTATTTATCTGAGCAGCTTGATATTATCGGCATTGCACAAGATAAGCTCACGCCACAGTTTTTACTGGATAACCTTGCTACAGATGATTATGTGTTGATTACGCAAGCTATTGCTGATTTGCGAAAAAAGCACATCGACGCTGGGGAAAGCCAGAGCAAAGTCGAAGCCGAATAAAACAACAACACAGTGTGTTTGAAGCTGAAAAAAATTACCGAAGTGCGGTCATTTTATTAGCTAAATTCGGCTTTAGCGCTGCGGAAGTAAGAGCAATGAGCCATACAGAAGTGTCTGCTTGGATTGGTAGTTGGCAAAAATCTCAAGGTATTAAAACACAGGCTGAAGATGGCGATACGGTGCATTACAACCTTATGCGTCGTAAAAATAAAGGGGCGTAAGCCCCTTTTTTTGTAGATTTAAAAGAAGTTTAAAAAGGGTTTAAAAATGGCAGAGCTAAATTTAGCCATGACACTCAAGGCACGCGATCAGGCTAGCCGAGTATTCCGTCAGGCGCAATCCCAAATTACACAAAGTACACGAGCCATGGCAAGCGCACGCGAAACATTAGGCGTGCGAAGTGAACATAAGATCCAGCAAGAAATTAATCACACTATTGCGGCTTATAACCGTTTGAAACGTAGTGGTACTGCAACCAGCCGAGAGTTAGCTCGCGCGGCTGATGCAGCACGGTCAAAAATTGCGGGTCTTAATGCCGAAATGGGGAAAACGTCTTGGGGACAACGCTTAGGTAATGTAGGCACTGCAATGGCAAGTGTTGGAGCTGGTATGGCCGCAGGTGCGATGGTAATGGCTCAACCCATGAAAAAACAAATGGATTATGACCGACGATTGGCAATGGTTTCCAACACCGCCTTCTCCGACCGAGACGTAGCTGGGAGAATTGCGGGAAAGAAAGAGTTACATGAAGCGGTAAAAAGTGCGGTAGAAAATGGTGGCGGGACGAAAGAGGATGCGTTAGCGGCACTGGATAAATTATTGGCGTCTGGTACGGTGAAAGCCGAAACTGCAATGAAATTATTGCCAACTTTGCAGAAAGGTGCTGTTGCTACTGGTGCGAGTACTGAAGATTTATCCGCAATCGCCATATCTGCTATGCAACAATTTGATATTAGCGAAGATCAAATTGGCGCGGTATTAGATAAAGCTGTGGCAGCAGGACAAGCCGGTAATTTTGAGTTGTCAGATATGGCTCGTTGGTTGCCACAACAAATGGCCGCTGCTAAATCTGCAGGCTTATCAGGTATGAATGGTTTTGAAGCATTATTAGTTGCAAACCAACAAGCACGTGTTACAGCAGGGACTAGCGATGAAGCGGGTAACAACCTAGTCAACTTACTGGCAAAAATTACCTCAAAAGAAACGGCTGATCGTTTTAGAAAGTTAGAAATTAAAGGCAAAGATGGTAAAACCCATGGTATTGATTTTATTAAATCCATGGAAAATGAGAAGAAACAAGGGAAAAACTCCATTGAGGCCTTTAGCTCTATTATGGATATGGTAGTTGGCGAAGATGACCGTTATAAATCGTTAAAGGAAAAACTCAAAACCGCGAAAAAAGAAGAACAGCAAACTCTTTTAAATCAGATGGCCGATTTGGTTGAAGGTACAGCGATTGGGCAAGTGATATCAGATCGTCAAGCCTTGATGGCGTTACTAGGTATCCGAAATAATGTGCAACTAGGGAAAGAAGTGAAAGCGGAAGTCGGTAACGCAGAAGGAGCTGTCGATAAATCACATGCCGTGATACAAGACACCAACAGTGCCAAATTGGAAAACGCCCAAAATAGCTTTGAATTTGCCCAAATGGAGGGAGTTAAGGGTTTTAATGATGCCCTTGGCGATGCGGCAGTCAAATTAACGGAATATGCAAAAGCATATCCAGACCTCACAAATACCGTTGTGCGAGCAGGCACTGTTATTACGGCTTTAAGTGCAGCGGCTGTTGCGGCAAGCGGTGCATTGGCATTGTTAGGCGGCAAGCGTGCCAGCTTCGGATTAGGAGGTGATATCGCAGATGCGGCAAGTGGTTTAGGTCGAAAAGGTAAAATCTCTAAAGGGATGAAAGGCGGAAAAGGCTTGTTATCACTGAGTAGTTTAGCATTTACTGGTTTAATGCTTGCAGCTGCCCACCGCACGACTGCTGAGGCTATTGCCGAAGAAAAAGCCGAAGCTAAAACACCACAAGAAAAACAACTTGAAAATCAATTTTACGCAAGGGCTTACGGTGGCAATAAATCAACAACAAGCCATTATGCACCACAGGGGTTTGGTTATAACAAAAATTCTGTATGGGGAATGGCAGGCCGTGCGGGTGAAGTGGCTGAAATCGCACGTAAAGATGAGGTTGCGAAGGAGCGTTTAGCACGTGGCACGCTTACACAAGCCGAATATGATGCAAGAACATCACAAAGTGCTGCAAAAATTGCCAACATGAATAATCGTGGGCAAGGCTATTCCGGGTTATCCATTGCTGCCAATGATACCAATTCTACACTGAGTCAAACACTCGGTAATTTATCTGGTTTAGCGAATTATCAAGCGGACTTTCAGCAGTTTGGTAAAACCATCAGCGATGGCTTGAAAACAGCGGTGGAAAGTCAGAATTTCACCATTCAAAATGAAATTAAAGTAGATTTAGATGGGCGGATTGTGGCTGAACAAACGTCTCAGTATCAATATCAAGATTTAAAACGGGGGTAATAGATGAAAGGTTGGACGGCGCCATTACAACGTGCTAGCTATCGTGGTGTGCGATTTGAAGTGATGTCGGTTGATGATGAGATCACTCGCGCTACAATCGAACACGCCTATCCTTTTGTGAACGGTGCGGATGTAGAAGATTTAGGATTAAATCCGTTGACCGTACGTTTGCAAGCCGTGTTTTATGGTGAAGGTTATTATACTGATTTCAAAAAATTCTTAAGTGTACTGGGAAAACAAGGGGCGGATGTATTAGTCCATCCTATTCGCGGACGATTGCAAAATATGATTTGTACGTCGGCATTGTTTCACCATGAAGCTGACATGATTGACTATGTGGCCATTGATTTAACCTTTACTGAAAGCACCCCAGCAGAGCCGATTTTTGTGTTTGAAAGTGCATTTCTTGCTCGTCTTGATGCACTACTTACGCAACTTGAAGATTTTGTTGATGATGTATTGGCATTGTATGGTGAGTTTATGGAGGTTGTGTCATTTGCTGCCAATATTAAATCGCGTTTATTGGGCAGTTTCGGCGCATTATTTGGTTGTTTTGAGCAAGTTAGAAGTTTGTTTGATTTAGATAAGAATAAATATCCTATCTCTAATACTGTATCCTCTACAGATTTTAAAGTGAAAAGCTTAAATTCGGCTCGTCATTTAGCGGCTATGTTGGAAACGGGACTCTCACAGATTATCAATCGTCGAGATTTAACCAATCGCGCTAAGTTTGATGAAATGTTGCGTACCTTAAAACAAATTAAACAGATCCCCTCTGATTTGGTAACAGGTAAAAATATTAAATCAGCCAGCCAACAGGCTGTTATGAAATCGTTACCATCAACATTAACAAATACCGATATGCATGCGGTGTCATTGTTTATGCGATTAGTTAGTGCGGGAGTTTTGCTTAAATCTGCGACAGAATTAATTGAAGATGACGCTTTGTTGCCGCAAGATGTGGACTATATTACCACGAAAGTGCGGTCGGAAATTTTAGAGAATTTGGCATTGCTACGCCAACAAATTGCAGTAGAACAACAGGCCGTAAATAGTGCTGGTAAGCCTAATACTGGACTTTACACCACCGCACACCACACCATGGAACAACTTAAACAACATGCTCATCAGTTCACTCAACTTGCGATTAATGCGATTAACCGCAAGCCACCTTTAATTATTCGAGCTGCACCCATGAGCGGGACAGTGCAACAAATTGCTCATGCTTTTTATAGTGATTATAAACGTGCGGATGAGTTATTGCGTTTAAATCCACAGGTGCGTTATCCAAATTATATTGAGCAAGGTGAGGTATTAAATAGCTATGTCAGATAATTATCCTTACGAAAATGATGTCGTCGTTGAGATTGACGGTAAGTCCCATAATAATTGGAAAAGTTATGACATAGACAGTGATTTTTTAATCCCTGCAGATGCTTTTGCTTTTGATATTGGTGTGCCGTCAGACAGTACTGTATTGCCGGACTACTCTGGGGCAGAAGTGAAAGTACGTATTAATGATACGTTAGTCATGACCGGTATTGTGGATACCGTGCAGCATGGTATTAGTAAAACAAATCGAACCTATCGACTAAATGGTAGAGATAAAGCCAGTGTACTTGTTGACTGCTCTGCACCCATTACGAACGTGAAGGGGTTAACGGTGTTAGATGCAGTAAAAAAGATTGTAGAACCGTTAGGGATTAAACAGGTGCAACTTAAAGCAGAAAACAATCCATTGTTAGATAAGGTCGATATTGATGTTGGTGAAACTGCGTGGAATGCTGCCATGCGTTGTGCTAATTCTGCTGGCTTGCACTTGTGGTTTGAGCCAAATGGCGTGCTGATTGTAGGCGGTGCGGATTACAGCACGTCACCTGTTGCAACGCTATGCTGCATGAAAGATGGTAGTCAAAATAACTTTGAGCAGGCTGATTTAAGCTTTGATGTATCAAATCGGTTTAGTGAGATAACCTTTTTAGCTCAAAGTCACGGCAAGCATGGGCAAGATAACAAAAACGATCTGAAATGGGTTTATAAAGATTCAGAGATGACTACCTATAAACCTAAAACCGTAGTGGTATCTGATGTTGATAACCTTGAAGCGCTGCAAAAATGGGCAAAGAAATACATCGCCGACAGCATACTTGAAGGGTTTACATTAACGATTATTGTGCCTGACCATAAAATGCAAGATGGCACATTGTGGCAACCAGGTCAGCGGGTGCATGTGATATGTGAAGAATATGATATTGATGCAATCTTCTTCTTAATGGGGCGTCGTTTCATGTTAAGCCGTCAAGGCGGTACGCAAACCGAGTTGCGGTTTAAGCAAGACGGTATTTGGACACCAGATGCTTATAGTGCAAAAGCAGAAAAAGCACGTAAGCGTAAAGGTAAAAAAGGTAAGAAGAAAAAGAATAATGGTGAACTTTGGGCATCAAATGGACAAGGTGGTTGGACGAAATGAGACGATTAACACAAGCAATACAACAACAAGCGCAAGGTGCAGTAAATGATATTCGTCAAGCTTTTAGAGGGATACTTCACCTGGTGAAAAGTGCAGATAACATTCAGAAAGTGCAAGCATCTGGATTATCAGATGAAACACTTCAGGACGTAGAGATGATGCAGCAATTTGGGTTTACGTCGGTGCCGCCTGCAAATACTCAAGCAGTGATTATCCCTATTGGCGGGCAAACTAGCCATGGCATTGTCATTTCGACTGAGAACGGTTCTTTCCGCGTGAAAAATCTGCAAGGTGGCGAAGTTGCTGTTTATGATGAAAGTGGCTCTAGTATTGTGTTAAAAAAGGGGCGGTTAATTGAGATTGATTGTGATGTGTTAAAGATTAAAGCGGCAAAAAAAGTGGATATATCAAGCCCACTGGTTGAAACAGATCAGGTCTTTACTGCACAAGGTCAAATTAACGGAAATGGCGGTATGGCGGTGAAAGGCGGTAGTGGTGCGAGTTTTACCGGTAACGTGAAACAACAAGGCGGAGGTTTTACTACAGACGGAGATGTGAAAGCAGGTAGTATATCATTGCGTAATCACAAGCATCCTGGTGATAGCGGTGGTGAAACAGGTCAACCTAAATAAAAATTCCAAAAGGAGGTGCTGAAGTCAGTCACCTCTTTTCTTTTCTCCAAATCCCTTATCCTGTCATTATGGACAGAGAGATCAGCCCGCTTACCGGCGACTACACAAGTAAGCAAATAAGTACACTGCAAAATGCTGTGTATATCAGACTAACCACACCCTTAGGCACCTGGTGGGCAGATGGGCGCGTAGGCTCTTTGCTCCATACTATTCCTAAAGAAAAGGATTTGCGACATGTTGGGCCACTTGCTCAACAATATGCAGAAGAAGCCTTACAACCGTTGATTGATGATGGGCGTGCAGACGAAATCATTGTGACTTATACACAACCCCACAACGGATTATTAATTTTAGATATATCCATTCGAGATAACCGAGGTGAAACCTATCAATTTAAACACCCGGTAAAAGTTATTTAAAAAGGGTTTAAATCATGTTTATTGTGCCAAGTTTAGATGATATTCGCCAAACTATCTTGCGTGATGTGCAATCGTTAGAGCCGCTAGCTGATGTGAGCGTGGATAGCGATTATTATGCTCGTGCGAGCAGTTTAGCTGCCGTTGCTGAAGGTATTTATGCCCATCAAAAATGGATAATCAAGCAATTTTTCCCCGATACCGCTGACACAGATTTTTTAGAAAAACATGCCGCTTTGCGTGGTATACGCCGTCGTAATGCAACGTCTGCAAGTGGTACTGGTGCAACTGTCACAGGTCAAGTCGGTGCAGAGATCAAAGCGGGGTTACAAATTAAAACCGATGATAACCGGTTTTATGAGACAACCGCGAATGCAGTTATCTCAAGTAATGGTGATGTTACCGTACCAGTACGCGCATTAGCCACGGGGGCAAGTTATAACATTACTACTGCAACAAAAGGCAGTTTTATGGCGGCTCCTGTTGGCGTGCAAAGTGATGTTGTATTAAACAATATTATTGGTGCGACAGATGCTGAAAGTGATGCATCGTTACTTGAGCGATTGCTTGAGATTATTCGCCGTCCACCTGCTGGGGGAAATCGCTATGACTATCGTATCTGGGCATTATCAGTAGATGGTGTGGATGCTGCTTATGTTTATCCACTGAGACGAGGATTGGGTACGGTCGATATTGCCATTACCTCTAACAATGATGTGCCGAGTGATGAAACAGTGCAACGCTGTCAAACATATATTGATGATGTCCGCCCTGTGACAGCACGTGAAAGCAAAGTGGTGAAACCTGATGTAACAAAAGTGAACTTTAATATTCAGGTGAAAATCAGTGGCGTGACTTTGCCAGAAATTAAGGTGGCTATTTCAACCGCACTTTCTGATTATTTTAATACATTGACCCCAGGTGATGATCTCATTGTGTCCCAATGTGAAGCTGTGGTGAATAACTTGGTAGGTGTGGTTGACCGTAAGTTTACGGCACCCATCACTAATTTAAAAGCAGATGTACGCACGAAAATAGAATGGTTCCGACTTGGTACGATTACTGTGACGGAGATGGCCTAATGCAAATTAACCATAAACAAGTGCTATCTAAACTTTACCCACCTATTTCCTACAACATTAATGGTGAGCACTTCTTAGCACAATGTGAAGTGGATGGTAATGCCTTTAATCGCTTACAACAAAAAGCCAATGATATGTTAAACGTAGTTGAGCCTATCACCTCAAATTCCATGTTGGCAGATTGGGAGCGTTTATGTGGGATTAAAACTGATTTTGGCAAAAGCTATCAAGAAAGAGTGAAGAGAGTCATTGTCCAGTTGAATGCTATTGGTGGGCTATCTATTCCTTATTTTATGAAAATTGCAGAAAGCATTGGGTACAAGATTGAAATTAAAGAGTTCTCACCTCTTGCTAATGACTTGCCTAACCCTGGTGATTTAGCTCAATTTCGCAACGAAGCCAGAGAAAATCTTATTTTTATGTGGCGGGTATCCGTACTCAATGGTGATGACAATATTGTGTATTTCCGCGCGGGGAGCTCTTTTGCGGGCAATCATTTAGTTGAATTTGGTGACAGAATCATTGAAGAATTTTTTAAAGATTTAAAACCAGCACATACCTATTGTTATTTTGCTTATCAAGGATCTTAATTTATGAAAACGTTAATGCCTAAAGTCGATACCCGAGACGGCTTATTCCACAACGGGAATCCAGCAATTGGCGAACAAGGCACACAAGTTAAAGATGTGTGGTTGAATGATGTTCAAGAAAGCCTACGAGATATACAGGCTGAGGCTCATTATGTATTAAAAAAGGCAGGATTTAAACCTGTAGGAAATCAGCAAACACAGCTTTATGACTCAATTGTCAAGATTATTGGTGACAACCGTAAAACCGCGACTACTACGGATAAAGGCGAAGTTAAACTAAATTCTGCGACTGATAGTTTATCAGAAACCGAAGCGGCTACGCCGAAAGCAGTAACAACCGCCTTTAATCGAGCAGTAACCGCTGATAACAATAATTTATTCCAAAAAATCTACGTATCAAGCGATACACTTGCTTTAGATTTAACTAATAGACAGCAAATCATCAATTTGTTTGGTGATAAATACAGACAAAATGGTTATTTAACGTTTGCCAATCACAACAACGGAAACAGCAAAATTACAGGTTTACCACTTGAAGTCAGATCCCCGATTGTAATGACGTTCTACATGATGAATGGCTATAGTATTTTCTATTGCCATTACGTCACGCTTAATCGCAAGTTCTTTTCTGTTGCAAATCTTAATAATGCGACATACAAACTAAACTGGGTTGAAGATATTACTAACACTGGTGAACAAACCATCAATCATCAACTCAACATTAAAACAAATGGGTGGGGGAAATTATTTTTTCCGATTGAAAACGGGGGGACGTGGCGGCTTGAAACCAATCCAGAAAGTGAGAAAGAACCACGTTTAAACTTCGCCTATAAAATGCTTGATAACTCAACACGTTATATTTCATTCCCTGTTTTAAATAAAAGTGAAACTGTTGCATATCGCAGTTGGGTTGATTCACAAATTGAATCAAATTTCACGCGCAGCAAGCTCACAACACAAAATCTTAATGATGTGAAAGGCTATGGCGTTTACGCACAAGAGGATAATAGGAACGCAACGGGAGATCGTAATTACCCTGTTAATTACGCAGGCACGCTATTGGTATACCCATCAGCTTATAGTGTTATGCAAGTGTATATTGGATTTAACACTGGTGAAACGTATCAGAGAAACATGAATTACGGTTTAAAAACATGGGGAAACTGGGTTAGAACTGATGGATTAAGAGGAGTAAATAAATATGGCGACACAATGACCGGCAATCTAAGTATCGAGGGTAGTCGATCTGGGGGATTTGCAAACGGATTAATTATAAAAAACAAAGCCGGCGGACAAAATACAAGTGGATTTATTGATTTTTTCCAAAGTGACAACGTTCCTCGAGCTTCTGTCTGGTTTAGAGATGCAGGAAATAACAGCACTCAAATCGAATTCCTAAATACACCAGAAGGAAGTGATTGGTTTCATGATAGCAGAGAAACAGTAATGACTATATCAAGCGCTGGGTCGCTATGGTCAAAGTCATACGGATGGTTACATGAGTATTTTGCCAAACAGACAGATATCAGCAATGTGTGGAATGAATTAAATAACACCTACCGAAAAAATAGATTCAGACACCAGCATTACCCACGCCATTACAACGGCGCAGAAGTGTTTGATATCCCTGTTGCTGATAATGGCGTAATGCGGGTGATTATTATGAACGTAAGTATTGATGGATATGCAAGAGTGAATCTCCCTGAGGCATTTAACGGCACATGCATGGTGCAAGTGACAGATGTCGGCGCCGGTAGAAAAACAGTAGGGGCTAATATTCAAAATGGCAACGTTGTTGAAATACACAAC